TCTGTTATGTCAATTGATGCTAATCCGTCGCGAACTGAATCCTGATAAACATACGTTGTGGACCAGTCTTGCAACACTTGGATTGTATCTAATACAATTATGCCAGTATCGCGCCATTGTTTTCTATAATATTCCCCAGTAGTAAAATCGTACTGAAAAAAGTTGTTCTTAAATTTCTTGTAAAAAGTATCTTCGTTTATTTCAATTAGCTTACCACCGCAATCATTACATTTAGTATGTTTCTTTGGGCAATTATGCCATATAGCCTCACAACGAGGATCACCGCACACCTTAGTAGTCATCATCTGTTATCGTTTCTAATCTGTTCTAATCGACTGTGTTTGCCTTGTATCGTATCAACCCTATACTCACTCACCCTCTCCACTACCATCATCCCGACGCCAGCTGATAAGAACGCTACGATGTACAAGAACGCCAGCACCAGCAAAATTTCAATAATAATCCATGCCATGCGACACGCAATTGATACTGCACGTTCGGCAGTCAATCCGATTGCGCCAAGTCCAGTGCGAATGATGTATGTTAAGATTGTGTGCATCTGAATACGGTTCTTGTTGACACTTTGTATTTACGTGCAAGATATTCAGCAACGCCAACTTTACTTGATCCATGCACTTTTATAAGCATGAAGTAATCAGTCTTGATTTGTGCGTTGCGTTTCAATTTAGCTTCTTGCGTTTTAGTTTTGATTGGTTTAGTTGACATTGTCTTGTTCCTTTCTGTTTAGTTCTTTGATTAACATTCTTCTAATTATACTTCTGTAATTGTGTTCGATAAAGTCAACGATGTGTTGCTTATCCAATATTTCGCCAGCAACGGTTTGCGATTTAACGACTGATACACCTTCAATGCGGTAATGGTCGTGAACAAAAGCAATCATGTCTTTTAACTGGTAATTTTTATACATTACCGTATCGTCAGGTTCAACGACGTAGCCAATGCAATAAAGCGGTTTGATTTGATCAACAATTACTTCGATGTTAAAAATAAATAAGTCTTTTGGATTCATGATAAGGTTGTTTTATTGTGCGCTTCTTACTGCTTCGGCGCAATTGCATATCCAAATGTCGAATTAATATTTGAATTTGACAAATTATTTGACAAATATTTTGCCAATTATTTATAACTCACTGAATATCAAACGCAAAAAGCCCAGCATTATGCCGAGCCTTTCACGTTAAAACAACCTTATCCGTTACGAATATAGTTATTTACGTGGATATATCATAATTCCAGCGCCTAATATTATGCCGTTTGTACCGTAACCGACAGACGCATTCCATTTCGGCGTAATGTATTGTGCTTGTGCTGCTATTGATCCAGCCGTTCCGATCAGTCCGACTGATACACCTTTGGTGCGTATTGTTTGTGTGCGTGTTTCTGTAATGGTAGTCGTTGGTAAAACGTATCGAATTGATCGACCTTGTATTGTATTGCGTGAAATGGTATCTGTTATGTCAATTGATGCTAATCCGTCGCGAACTGAATCCTGATAAACATACGTTGTGGACCAGTCTTGCAACACTTGGATTGTATCTAATACAATTATGCCAGTATCGCGCCATTGTTCGATGATTCTCGGCTTGCCACGCACGATTTGTGTATCAAGTTGAACGATTGTATCTCTGACAATTTTAACGTCGTCAGACGGCTTATTTTCGGCGCATTTGTCAAGCAATAAAAACGATGCTATTGCTGCAAATATTATTGCTAAATAGTTTATCTTCATTTGATGCGAAGTCTTTGTTTACGATTCTTGCCTACACGTTTGCGTGATATGTGAACCCAAGCTGGATTGTTGTCATCGCCGTATTCCCAAATCAACTGATCAAAGTCCAGCGTTTTTGCAAACTCAAATATTTGCGCGTTTGTAACACCGCCATAAATATCAGCATCAATATCAATCGCTTCGCCCAAAATATGCTGACTGTTCTTTGCCCCACCGATTTTCTTGTTCAATGCTGGACTGCGATAAAACGAACTAATGCCAATTGGTTTGCCAAAATGCGCACGTATTTGTTCAAATAATTCTGCAACGTGTCGCATATTAGCCAACACAACTTCGTTTGTTGTAGTGTTGTCAATACCATGTCGGACTGCTGATTGCGATTTGAACGCTTCAGCTTCTGATATATTAGCCGATATTTTCATCTTTATTTGGTTTAAAGTCCGCTGCAATTGATTGTGCCTGGTTGCCTAATATTCCGACAACAATGATAGTCGAAATTAGTTCAAGTTTTAAATCGTCAACGTCGTAATCAAAAAAGAAATCGCCAAAAAAAGCAAACGTAAACAAAAACACGCATAAAAAAATTGTCATTTTCTTCATGCTTGCTTTGCCGTCTTTGCCTTCAAAGGTTGGACGTATGTAGTTAAATAGTTTCATTTGAATATTTTAGATATAAATTCTTGAAGTTGTTCCATTTGTCCAAGCAAGTAAACGCCAACTGCCGTTCCCATTAACCATTTACCAACACTTAATCCACCTTTCTGTTGATTGTGATATTGTTCAATTTCTTCAAGTTTTTTTTTCATTTTTTCTTGTGTCTGTAACATCCCTTCTTTGTTAAAATCATCGCCTACAAGGACAACCTCTATGCGTTTAATTGCACTAATACAATGCGTCATTTGTGAATTTAAGTATTCAAGTTGTTTTTTTTCGTCCATTGCCCTAAAAATGAATGATAAACTTATAATTTTATTTTAACAATTTCACCGTCGCGCCATAAGTCGCCAACATTTAAACCGCTTGCTGATGTAGGTAATGACGAGAAGTTTGCACGTGTTGCTGAAACTGATCCGTTAAATGTAACACTACCACCAGTTGTGATGTTTACCAAAACAAATCCAGCACCATTTTTAATATTAAAATCACCAGTAATTTGAAGTCTTGTATCATCTGTGCCAGCTTCAATTCCAAGCAAATCAATCAGCAAATTACCAGTGTTTCGTCTTGCTTTTAAATATTCGCCATTGCCTATCGAAACCCCAGCAGATGTAACAACACCGTCAACAGTAATACCGTCGCCAGCTTCTTCAATAATACTATCAACACCAGTTTTGCCGTCTGCACCAATTTTAACTATTTTGCCAGGTGTGCCATTAATATTATTTGTGATAATATCAATTTCATTTGCATTATGGTCAATGGTAATTGTATCATCTGATGATGTTATTGATTTGTATTCTTCACCATTACCAGCTGCATTCATAGCGCGTAATTGATTTGCCGCTCCGTAACCAATTCCGTAATTATCAGGATGTACTAATATTTTTCCGTCGGTTATTGCAGCATGCACAACAGTTCCAACCATTACTGCCTGATTTGGGGCGCTTGGTCTTGTTGTTGTTAATCCACCAGCTGATGATGATGACAGATATAAAACGTCGCCTTCATTGTATGATGATGTATTTAAGTCGCCAACAATGCCAAACGTACAAACTTTGCCAACTGAATTATTGGCAATGTCATGTGTTGCCATTCCAATGACGCGTGATGTATTTTCAGCGTTTGCACGTGCTAATGATATGCGTGGATTCTGCCCTTGTGCGCCTGAAATATAAACAACTGCACCATTCAATATTGTTGATCCAGTTGAATTTCTTGCACGCACTAATTCTTCTTGACTAATTTGTACTGATGTGCCTGATATATTATCATAAAATGAAATTGTTTCATTTGTTGAATCGTACCAAACACGTCCACGTAAATAACTTGGTGCAGTTTGTGGTGTCAAATCTATTGATCCAGTTGATACACCAGCCAAAGCCACATCAGTTGCAAGATTGTATGTATATACTTCGCCAGTTGTTGTGTCAAATGTTAATTCACCAATTTGACTTGCTGAAATACCAAATGCAAACAAAGATAGTGTATCACTATTTGCATCCGTTATGGTGTAAACTTTACCTGGTACTATTTCACCAGCAACCGATTCAGCCAATAACGCAGCATGTGTAATTGATTCAGCTAAAACTATGTTGTCCAGTAAATTTGCTTGTGTAATGTTTCGAACTTTGTATGTTCCGTCATCTTGCAATTGCCCAAATGGAATCAAATCTTGTTCAGCTATTGAATCAAGTCGTGTTTGTTCAAATAATTTATTGCTTCTATTTGTGATGCTCATCGTTGTAAATCTTTAAAATTTTGATCTTGTAATGGATAATTGAATTCGTCGGTAAGTTCTAAATCGGACCAGCAAATGTTTGCTGGATTATAAACTGACGCAGACAATGTTGTGATATATTCGGCATTTTCTTGCACCGTATTAACATAATCAGATTGACCATATATATTTAACTCATATACACCCATAGGGATGTCTGTATTGATATTAAATACATTATCTGTGCAATCCGTTTCAGCAGACAAAATCTCTTTGTATTCGACGCAATTTGGCTGCGTAAACACAAATAAATAATACGGATAAGTAGCAATTGCTTTTATCAATATTTGATTGTCTTTATTTGCGTTAATATTTATCATTAGAATATACCCCAGTCTGTGTCGTTTGAACCTTTGTCGCACTCGTCGCAACCTTTATATAACGGATTCAAGTCTTCGTTTTGCTTTAAAAAATTATTCATCGGCAAGATGTAGTTTTCTGCTTGTTCGCGCCACCACTTTGCCAACTCGTTTATGTTTTCAAACGGCACAAATTCAGATTCGTTTGATACTTTACGCACAACTGATTCTTTAGTAATACGAATTGGTTGTAAACGTAAAAAATCACTAAACGCGTAACGAACTTGAATGTCTTTTATGTAACACATTAGTTCAGCGTTTAATGCCGTCAACGTATCATCAGCAATTTGCTCACACAATTCATCGTATAATCCTTCACACAGTAACGGCTTAATCCATTTTAATTGACTTTCACGTATTGCAATGCCTAAATTTGTAGCATCAACATTCTGTGTAATATTGGTGCGAGAGTAGAAGTCTTCTACTGATATAAAATCGCAATTACAACACGACATTATCGCCTCCTTTCATATTTGGTTGATCTTCTGCTGGTTTTTCCCATGCATACCCCGCCGATTCACGACGTTCACCAATGGCAAAGTCATCTTTAAACGACGGATCAATAAAGTTGAACGGTTTAGAATTTGCAATGTTTATGCGTTCATCTGTTTCTGTATATCCAACCCAAAGTGATGTAAGTAAATCAGTAATTGATTCAATAAAGTTTACGTCGTCTTTGATAACAGTGTTGTAATATAATTCAATTGCGTTTGCAATCTCATTACTTGTTCCCAGTTGACCTGATGTTTTAATACCAGCCAATACTTGTGGAATCTGAAATGCACGTGTTATCGCTTCAGTAATTAATTTTTCTAAAGTGATAAATAATTCGTGGTTGGTATTAGCATTAAACTGCGTGATTGTTGGTTGTGATCCGTCAGGCCCATAAACAATGGCTGGTTTACCAGCATTTTCAGCACCTGATAATTTATCTTCAATGTATTTTTTAAACGCTTCTTTTTTAGTCATCTTCACGCCGTCAACTTCAACTTCGCCTTTAATTTCACCAGGCACAAAAAACAACACCGACGGCATAAATGCATTGTCAATATTGTTTGCGTGGAAGTCTTGAATTTGTCCGTCAGTATAAACATAGTTTAACGACGATGACCAACTTGGTGTAACGTAATACGGTTGTCCTGGTGCGTAACGTCTAAAATATGCAATAGCACCACCCCAGTTTTGAAACTCGTCAGGTTTCATTGACGCAATTGTTTCGCGTGTATGAATTGGATCAAACAAATCGTATTCAATTGGCTTGTTAATATCCGCATAAATACCAGTTGTATTTTCCCAGTCAGGCGAAATTTTGCACTTGCTTATAATACCATTTTCATCAGGTTCACATAAACGAACAGTGCTTGTGTCAACGTGTTTTGATGCAACAAGATCGCCGTTTAAATTAAATATCATGTGAACTGATATTGCTTCAAAATATGTATAATCGTATGAAACACGCTGCAAAAATTCAGGTGTCAACCATTTCTTTATAAGTTGAAATGTTTTATAATTTGGATCATTAACTTCAAGTTCAGGGAATATAAATCCGTCGCCAGCAATAAACTTTGCGTGAGATTTCGTGCATGCTCTTGCCGTCGGACTTGAATTTATTGCACGAATTAATTCTTGTGGAAAATTGTTTTTAATGCCAAAATCAAGAACATTATATCTTGAATTCTTTTTTATTGTTGCCAGTGCTGGCTTGATAGGCGCTTTTGCTTCAAACATATAAACACCTTCTGAAACTTTTTTCAGTAATGTTTCTTGTTCATATTGATTTCTTTTAGCCATAACCAAAGATAAACATTTAGTCGTTTCTTTTTAGTGGTTGCATTAACAACCACTTTGCAAAATTTGCATCAAATTGAACTGATCTTCAGTATAAACGTAGTCATATTTGTCAAACATTGCCATTTTTTTGACAATTTCGAAGTCATTAAATAATTGAACCATTTCAGGAATACGTGATTTCCAGCGTATAGATGCTGAACTGTTTCGAAGTTTTTGCCCAATATCACGACGCACCCAACTCATGTGATGCATTAACGGTCTGTCGATTTGGTAGAACTGTTTGCACGTAGAAACTGAACGTGTTGGATCAACAGTTACTGGATATTTTGTTTTTCCAAGCACCGTATCTTTGTATATCTTGCTGATAAACGGCACGTAA